TCAATACAAATGTCCTAAGATAAGGAAAAAATATTTTCATTTCTTGATGTAAGAACACATCAATAGGTATTTGTCGATTAGATTCCCACCACCAAATTTCTCCCATTTTGATAAATTCTTTGCGTAATTCATGTGTAGGAATTTTTGCAATATCGTAAAAAGTTATAATCTGTGCATCACAATTTACAACTATACCGATAAAATCATCACTTGCATAGGTAAGGCCTGTTAAAAAAGGAAAGTTCTCTTTATAGTCTTCTAGCATAAAACTATTTATTACTCTAACAGATAAATACAAGTATATAAAGAGTTAAATTTATGAGTTATGGTAATCACAGATTATACTTATACGATGATGTGGTGGAACTTGTGGTTACCACAGACGCAATCTATGTGGATAACAGACCTATGAACAATAAAAAATTAGTAGCACACAAAGGTTTGAGTAATCAGATCACGTTTAATATTAGAAACAGAGATAGAAAATTACAAAATGTATTTTCTGATCAACTGGTAGCATATATTGTAAACCCTATAACTAAAAGACGTATTTTAACAAGAGCATTGGAGCCAACCTCTGAAGTTGGTATTTTAAATTTGCATTTACAAAAAGGTGATCTTACAAATGTAGATGCCGGCCTGTATAAAATTTATATAACTAGAACAACCCAAGAAAACAAAGACTTACCTGTTTTTAGTAATCAAAATAATGATGTGAGTTTTGATATAGAAATAAAAGATGATGCATTCGTAGAGCCTGTGCCTACGCAGACTACAACAGTAATTACTCAAACTGCAAATACAATGTTAGGTGCTAATGCAAACGTATTCACAAGCGATGCAATGTTCGGTAATTTAGATAGAAACTTTTCTCATGCTCAACACAGTATAGGCATGTATGTAACAAATTTTACAGGTAATTTAGTAGTGCAGGGTAGTTGTTTAGAAGGCACACCTGATACTGACGATGCAAGTTCTGATTGGTTTAATGTATCAACTGTATCTACTACTAGTGCAAGTAACATTATTCATCAAACATTTATAGTAAATGCAAACTGGATTAGAGTACTAAGTTACCCTTCCGATACTGATAGTAAATTAACTAAAGTTGCATTAAGAAACTAGTTGACAAATTACTATTTTCTAGTATAATAATAACATGGATATAGACATTCTTGTTGAAAGAGTACATCGCCTCCTTTTGGATAACTTGCCTGTAAAAACAAGCAAAACTCCCAGTGGATGGATTACTATGGATTGTCCCATGTGCAGTGACAAACGTAGGCGAGGCGGAGTAATTACAGATGGCGGCAAAATTAGTTTTAATTGTTTTAACTGTAATTACACAACAGGTTGGGCAATTAGTCCTGGCCTAGGCAAAAAATTTAAAGATTTAGTTACAAGACTAGGTGCATCGCAGAGCGATGTTCATTCAGTTACTATGGACTTAATGAAACATAGTGAACTGTTAGAAAGCAATACAACTGTAGAATATGTATACAGTATAGCAAAATTTAAAACAGTAGAATTACCTAATAAAGCATATTCAGTAGAAGACTTAGATGATAATCATGCAGTAAAAAAATATGCAATTTCTCGGGGACTACTTGGTCTATATCCACTGCTTTACTTTGATGAAAGTTTATACAAGCAGAGATTAGTAGTCCCATTTACTTACAACGGAGAGTTAGTAGGCTGGACAGCAAGACATATAAATCCGCCAGACAAACAAACTCCTAAATACTTACACAACATGCAAAAAGGATTTGTATTTAATGTTGATAGATTTGCTGATACATTAAGAGAAATTGTAATAGTTACAGAAGGTGTATTTGATGCTTTACTTGTAGACGGCATTGCTATACAAGGTAATAGTGTAAGTGCAGAACAGGCTCACCTCATTGAAAAATTAGGCAAACGTGTAATACTATGTCCAGATAGAGATAATGCAGGTAAAGAACTTATCGATCAAGCATTAGAATTAGGTTGGGAAGTAAGTTTTCCTAATTGGGCACCTGATATCAAAGATGCCGCAGATGCAGTACAAAGATATGGTAGACTGGCCGCTGTTTATAGCATCATAAATAGTGCTACAAACAATAAAATAAAAGCACAAGTAAAGGCAAAAATGTTATGAGTAAATTATATGTAAACGGCTGTAGTTTTACCCAAGGTCATTACGATACAGAAACAATAAGGCCTAGCGAAACAGATTGGAAAACATGGTATAAACTAGATGCTCCATGGAGTTGGGCAAGACTGTTAGAGGGCAAACACTTTGATACTGTAATTAACGAAGCATATTGTGGCTGTAGCAATGATAGAATATTTAGGCGAACAATAGAATTTATTACAAAGACTCCTGATATTCAAGAATGGACAATAATATTACAATTTACAAATGTATTTAGATATGAGTGGCATTACGAAGAAAGTGATGTTTGGATAAATCAATTAATGCATAGATCTGTTTTTGATGACAGAAGTTTTGCTAGACAAAATGTTGATAGAGATTATATTCGTAGAGTATCAGATGACGTTGCTAGGTTACAAGGCATTATACAGTCTGCCCACAAGGTATATTTAGATTTTTATTTAAAACTTTTAGCATTTGAAAAATTAGCACAAAGTTACGGAGTAAACAAAATACTATATACCAGTTTAAGCAATGCAAACAATCCTAGATATTTAGATTGGGCATTAGATTTATTAATTAATAAGCCTATTGATTTTGCACAAAAAAAGTTTTTAACAAGTGATTATCCGCAAGGACTTAAAACAGAAGACGCAAAATTACATCATACTATATTAAATAAATTAGAAATGTCTAGGTGTACTAGTGCAATGTCTGAAATTACTAAAGGGTGCGAAGAAAGTGCAGAAGATAGCCATCCAAATCAAGAAGGGCATAGAATTTTTAATAGATATATAATTACTGAGCTGAAGGCTCGAGACTACATATGACAGATATAAAACAATACACAGAAGAAGTACAAGAACTATTCTTGAGATTCTTACTTAGCGACAAAGATTTATTTGCACGGTGTCAAAGCATTGTGCAATCTGGTTTCTTTAATGCTAAGTATAGGCCAGCAGTAGATTTATTTAAGAGCCACAGCGAAAAACACAACACTATTCCTACACCAGAGCAAGTTAGTGCCGCGGCAGGAGTTAAATTAGAGCCTATTCCCAACGTTACAGTTGATCACCACAACTGGTTTTTAAATGAATTCGAAACTTTTTGTAGACACAAAGCATTAGAAAAAGCAATTATTGAAAGTACAGACTTGCTAGAAAACCAAGACTACGGTACTGTAGAAAATAAAATCAAAGACGCAAGTCAAGTAGGACTTGTAAAAGATTTAGGATTAGATTATTTTGATAACCCCAAGGAAAGATTACAATGGATAAAAGACCAAGCAGGAGCAATCAGCACAGGGTGGAAGGGAATAGATCACAAACTTTACGGTGGGCTGAACAGAGGCGAAATGACAATATTCGCAGGAGGCTCAGGCGCAGGTAAAAGTTTATTCCTACAGAACTTTGCTGTTAATTGGGTACTTGCAGGCCTTAATGTTGTTTATGTTAGTTTAGAACTTAGTGAACAACTTATCAGTATGCGTCTTGATGCAATGGTTAGTGGCTTTGGCACAAAAGAAATTATGAAAAACATGGAAGATGTTGATCTAAAAGTTCGTATGAAAGCCAAAGGTGCAGGTAAACTAAGAGTAAAACAGATGCCAAACGGCATTAATGCTAATGATCTGCGTGTGTTCTTGCGTGAATATGAAATACAGAGCGGAGAAAAAGTTGACTGCTTATTAGTTGACTACTTAGATCTTATGATGCCAATCAGTGCAAAAGTTAGCGGCAGTGATTTGTTTATTAAAGACAAATATGTGTCAGAAGAAATTCGTAACCTGGCAGTAGAAAGAGACTTACTTTGCGTAACTGCATCACAGTTAAACAGAGCGGCAGTAGAAGAAATTGAATTTGATCATCACCATATTGCGGGTGGTTTAAGTAAAATACAAACAGCAGATAATGTTGTAGGTATTTTTACAAGTAATGCAATGAGAGAAAAAGGCAGATATCAAATACAGTTCATGAAAACAAGATCTAGTAGTGGTGTTGGTACAAAAGTAGATTTAAAGTTTAATCCTGATACTTTGCGTATTGAAGATTTAGAAGAAGGTGACGAAGATGCAATGACTTTAACAACTGGCAGTCTTGTAGATCAACTGAAACGCACAGGAAGTATCAAAGCAGATGAAGTTGAAACTCAAGACACCATCTCTCAAGCAATGAACATGCGTGAGTTCTTAAAAAAGAATGACATATAATGATAAATAGTGTGTATAGACGGAGAACTCGTGCGTAAAACTAGAAGTATTTTACAAGAATTAAATCAAATATCTGTAGACAGAGACAAGGATCATGTCATCGAAAACAGAGGCGACCATTTGATTAATAGTGCAATACATTTGATTGAACAAATCGAAAATCATTACGACGAAAATACAGCAAAAGATCTAAAAAATAGATTAGTAAACAGTATCAAAGCAAAAGATCCAATGAAGTTCTCCAGAGGCATAAAAAAAGTTATAAAGGAAGCCCAGAGAGACGACCATGAAAATCTATGAAGTAATCACAGAGCAACTTGCAGATAAAACTACAGTAAAATACGGCAAGAAGAATGACGTTTACACATATCAGCAAGGCACAAATACCTGGGTAAACAAAGCAGGACAACCTGCATCAGGTTTATTAGCAGTAGAATTATTTAAATTGGCCGGTTACAAGCAAGACGGCCAGACGCAAATCAAGCCTGGATTAATACAACGTGCTAAAGATTACTTTAGTGGCAAAACACAAGGTATGGCACAAGCCACAAGACAAGATCCAAACGCAAGTATTGGTAAAAAAATTGCAGGTATTGCCGGAGCGGCACTTGGCGGAGCACTTGCAGGTGGTAAGCCCCAAGCAACTACAAATGCTCCGAGTGAATTACCAGCAAATATCAAAACAATGATTGATAATCTTACTAAAGGTGAGAAACAATATTTAATAACCAAGTTAACAAAAATGGATACTTCTGTGAGAGGTGCCGACAATGCTCAATTAACTAGACAAGGTCAAGGCACAGGTACTACGGTAACAGGACAACAAAGAAATCCTGCGCCAGGCGGAGGAGCAATAGCATGAGATTATACGAATTCTTAACAGAAGCACCTGGTGATCCAGC